CTCGGGCACGTGCCCTGTGCTTGCACCGGGCGCGATTTCATATGTCGCGCTGGCCGCATGCTTTGGCATGAACTCGGCTGGCGACTTGTTGGCCTCCCGCAACGCCATAGTAATGCCTTCGATCGGCTCACCCGCAAACCGCGCGCCAGAACCGTAACCACGAGAGTACAAATCTTGGCCCTTGCCGTATATCCACGGAACTTCTTGGATCTGTTCCCCCCGCCAGTCGGTGCGGCCGCCCAATCCCGAGGCGTTAAGACGGTCGACCATGAGGGCCGTTTCGGCGTCCATAAACGGGTGCATGGTGCCGCTTACCGCATCTTTCCACGGGTTACCCTGCGCATCGGTGTACCCGAAGGTTTGCGCCGCGCGGAAGTCATTTACGCCGAAGAGGCTCTTGCCCGGATTGCGTGGGTCTTGCTTCTTTGCGTACTCGCCGATTTTATCGCCAAGATCCGCAGGCACGTTGTTTGCTACCGCGTCATCAAGCGTTTGCATTGGCGCTGTGCGGAAGGCCATTGTCGGCTCGCCTAGCGCACGCGAATTGCGGTGCTTGAGCGCAAACCCAAGTTCGCTCTCTGGCGAAACACCGGCGCTGTACACGCCATGCTCTTCCAGAACGCGCGGCAGCATGTACGGCTCATTGGAGGCAGCCTGACCCATACGGGCACGGTCGTACCACGTTCCGAGGCTTTGAGGATCTGCAAGGTTAATCGCGTTAACTGCGTTCCCAAATTGGTCGTCAAGGTTAGCCCGCATGGCGTCCAATTCGAGGGGGCCTGTTACCGTGCGCGGCGCGCCAACGTAGCCAGCTTCAGTCTGTTTGAGTTGTTCACCTTTGCGGACTGCCTCCAACACCGCGTCGGGGCCTTGCTCCGCTTCCAAATCGCGATACTTGGTTGGCTCAACTTTAAAACGATCTTCGGGGTCTAGCACTTTGCGGCTTTTTTTAACATCAGCGGTCTCTTCGACAGCGCCTTTGCGCGCAGCTTCCGCGTCTTGCTTCGATCCAAATTTATCGTACACGGCCTGCTCTTGCGGCGTGTACGGGCGGGCTTGCAAAGGTTTGGGCAGCGACGGCTTCTTTTCGCCAGCAGCGTATGCTTTGAGCATCCGGCTATGTTCGGCGTCAATTTGCGCTTTGGTAGCGCTTGGCCCCATCGTTTTTTCAATTTTGGTTCGGAGGCCAGCAGGAGGCTTCACGGCTACTGTGGCTGGAGTTTCGGCCTTTGCGGCCAAAGTTTTAGTCGCGGTCTTCGTCGCGGTCTTTGTCGCGGTCTTTGTCGCGCCTTTAATCGCCTTACGCGTGGCGGCCCCAGCGGGCCGTCCGAGGATAGGTACAGCGGACAGCACGGCGGTTCCAGCCATCGCTTCCATCTTCTCGGCCTCGGCGTTGCGGCCCTGCGCACGCAGCTTGCGTGCAGTCTCGCGGACGTCGCCGAAGTCACGGATTGCGGCGAGGGGCGAGAATACCGCGTCTTCGATAAACGCGTTCGGATCTTCCGTTGCAGCGTCATAGGTGGCTTTCGCGATGCCCTTGACGTCGCGAGCTACGCTTGAGGGCGAGGATGACTTGATGTAGTTCACGACACGACCCGGTATCGACGCAATCCCGCTGCCGAGTTTACCTACGTTTGCGGTCGCAGCTTGGTTAGCACGACGACGCTCGACCCTCATCTGCTCGACGCGGCGCTTCTTTGCCGCTTCGGCGTTCTTTTTACGGACTGAAAGACTACCAGCCATTACCAACTCCTCTTAGCGGCGCATGCCGTAGTGTCGTGCCAGATCGGCGATGGATGCCATGCCACCGTTGCGGAACGCCTGCACATGACCGCCACGGTACATGCCGAGGGCAGGATCGCTGCGGTCCAAGAGCGGGTCTTTATCCGCCTCGGCGAGTTCGTTCGTGCCTATGAAATAACGACGTCCGTCCTCGCGTATCTCCGTTGGGCGGCCGTCCACTAAGACGGGGCCTTCCATAGGCACCGCTGCGGCCTCTGGCTCTGCTGCGGCAGGTGACGCGGCGTAACGCGCCGCAAGGTCCGCCATAGCCTGCGCGGGATAACCCTCAGTGGCCGTGACCGTAACTTGCTCCTCTGGCGGTGTTTGCGCGCCTTCGAGACCCTGAATGGCAGCCATCCCACCCTGAATAGGCAGCCGGTTGGCCTTGTACTTTTCGGCGAGGCCTAATATGGCGTCGCTGTATGGTGCCGTGCGACCCGCCATGCTTTGCATGAAGGGTGTTACTGCCCTCTCGACTGCGCCTGTGGCTTGGCCTGCTTTGAACGCGGCTTCACCCATCAGACGGGGCGACGCTAAGGGCAAGCCAAACAGCGATGCGCCTCCCGTTGGGATAGCGCCCAATATGCTACCGCCAGCGGTTATTTGCCCGAGGCCGCGAGGTGTTTTCGCGGACAACTGCTGTCCTGCCAGAGACGGGAACAATCCTTCAGCGCCCGCATCCTCAAGTGTGCGGCCAAGTTCGACACGGCGGCCGTAATTGGTGTTGGCGTTGTTACGCATGATCGACTGGAGCTTACGCAATGAAGTGTCGACCTGCGCGCCCGGCTTCAGCGAAAGGGTGTTCTCGATGTCGCGCAGGGTCTTGGTCGCGGTTTCGTAACCTTCCATGACCTTGGCGTAGCTAGGCACCTGATTATTGATTGACTTGCGCACCTCATCGTACACACCAGATGCTATAGACGCGGCGCGGCGATTGTTTTCCGTTGCAAAATCGTTGGACAAGTCGCCCAGACGCTGCTTGAGGCCGTCCATGCCTTCCGGCGTGTGAAACACTGCGGGGTCGCTGGTGTTCCAGTCGTCAACGATGCTTTTGGCCTTCTCGTAGACGGCTGCGGCCGACGGGTTTTTGACTTTATCGCCGATGTACGCACGCTCGCGCAACTTGCTCAACCGATCATAGATGGGCGTGAAGTCAACAAAGCTCTTGTCCTTACTGACGTCAAGCATACCAGTGCGATACGCTTCCGACGCATCTTTGCGTATATTGCCCACAGCCTCGCGGGCTTGGTTCAGCACGTCTTCCAAGCTGCCGCCGCCGCGCATGTTTTCGAGGAAAGTTTTGGCACCTTCGCCACCTTCGCGACCAGCCTTAGCCGCCACACGCAATGCGTCACCGCCTGCGCCGGTGGTGACACCGAGAGCTTCTGTGACGCCTTCGCGTGCCAAACGCCCAGAACCTGCTGCTGCTTGGAACGGCAGCTTTGCCACGCGGGCGGCTAGATTAACAGGATCTAGCGCGTTGCTTAATTTTGTCGCCGCCTCAATTTTGCCGACCTTGCCCAAAACACCGCTAACCGTGCTTGCATCCAACAAAACCTCGAAAGGGTTTTGCGCGATTGCCTCCTTGAAGCCTTGTTCCGTGCCGTATCGATTGGCGTAAAATTCACCAAGGGCTTGCAAAGTTTCGCCGTCGGTCACGCCGATGGCATCGCCTGCCAATTTTCCTAGTGTTTGTACCGTCTCAGGCAAACCGACGGTCAACGCCTTTCCGGTCTCTGCAAAAGTCTCAAGAGCACTGTACGGCAGATTGATTGCGCCAGAAAGCGCGGCTTCTGGCCAAGCGAGGCCTTCCTTAGCCGCCTTGTCTACGTCGCCATAGCTAAAGCCACCCCACTGAATGCCTTTCTCCATATTGCCTACGGCTTCTGCGCCCTTAGCCAACGCGTCGGCCTTAAACGCCTCATCGGGTTTTAGGCCCGCCTCTATGGCTCCTGTGACAACGAGATCGGCATACGCCTCTGGCGTGAGTTGCTTGTCAGCATACAGCGCACGGATTTTGCCTTCGGTTGTGGCGGAGAGGCGGTATCCTTTAACCTCGTTCGGTGCCAGTTCGCGGCGGATCGACATTTCTATATCGTCTACGTTGCGCGGCTTGACGCCCATCGCCACGATTTCGGACGGAGGACGACCATCGGCCATACCGGCGATAAGGGTATCAAGCATGGCGTATTTGGTTTCGATAGCGCGGTCGCTGTCACCAGCCGCAGGAATGTAAGCCATGAAGACTTCCATTTCCTTGTCGCTGTCCCCTTCCTTCGCCGACTGCGCAACGAGAGGGCGTATCAGCGGGAGGATAGCGGCGTTGGCTTTGGTGAAATTTTCGTAAGCGGGGATAGCTGGAACTACACCGCCAAAGCTAGGTTTGTCGAATTGCTCCAAATAGCCAAACAGGCGCGAGGCCGGTTGGCCTTTAATTTCGTTCTTGAACAGTTGGATGTTGTTTAACATCTGCGCGCGCACAACGGCAGCTCGTGATTTTGCTCCCTTAGCTTTTGCCTCCAACTCAATTTCAGTAACGCTCTTGGCTGGACCCTTCGCGAGTGCGGCACGAGCCGCCTGAAGGTCAACTTCAGCTTTGTCTGCCTTTGCGCGGGCTTCGCGCATCTGGTCGAGAGAGGTCGCGTTGGCGACGTCGGCCTCGGCCTGCTTCTTCTGGGCCTCTGCCCTCTTCGCCATATCCGCATACCGAGCCTCGGCACCCGAAGTTGTTGCTTCGGACGTCGCTTTCGACTGCTTTGGTGAGGCCGTTGTGTCTAAAAAGTCCGCAGGGTTGAGCGTTTGCATTTAACGTCCTTTATTGTTTAGGCCACGTTCGTAAGCTGCCTTGAGTTGCACCGCAAACGTCGGATAATACGCCACTGCGGCTTGTAAGTTTTCCGGTGTCGGGGCTGCTTCAAGAGCCTTGTAGTAGTCAGGCTTCGGTACGCGGCTATATTCAGGGCCGATAAGTTCATTGGTGAACGGGTTGCGCAACGTGTCGCCGACAGCAACACCCCTAACAGGAGGCTGTTTGCCGAGTTTCGCAAGGGCGATCTTCGTCTGCGTGTCCTGCTTGGCGAGGCCCAATTTGTTAGTGAGGCGGTTTGCCTCCAACTGCTGAAGCGCCTCCCGGCGGCTGATCTCGCCCTCGCGCTGGGCCTTCTGCTGCGACGCCAAGACGGGCATGATGTTGCCCATGACGCCGCTGAAGCCGCGCGTAGAGGTGGGTGCGGCGAACGCCGCTGACAGTTGGAACATGCGCTCGCTGAACGACGGCCCGTAGCGTTTCTCTTCGAGTGCCTTGGCGATCTTGTCGTAATACGTCTCGCGCTCGTTCGCGAGTTTCTTCTCCACAGCCATGGCAGCCCTGACGTCAGCGTCGCCGTACAACGACAATCCACCTGCGGTGTCGTCTGTGGGGGGTTGGCCGTCCAGTTCTTCGTCCATCGTAACTTCCTCTGTGTCGGGTGCCGATTGCGGCAAACCCATTTCTTCTTGCATCTTACGAATGTGTTCTATCTGCCACGGCGCGAGGGGCGGATTTGTCACATTCATTTGAAAACGCCCGCGTCCTTCAGTTCTTTTATAAGAGCCGCCCCGCCGGACAGACCAGAGGCAATCTGCGACGCCGTGCTGGCTGGGTATTCCTGTTTGACGCCGGACGGCGAGATACCATACTCTTGCGTCGCGGTCGGAACGGCGGAGCCGACACCAGACATAGTTTTTACCATCTGGTCGATTTGCTCCTGCTCGTAGCCCTGCTGACGCAGGAAGTCGCCGTAGGCCACGTCGAGGTTCTTCTGACCCTGTTGCTGTTGCAGCGCGCCGACGTTGCCCAAGGCACCCGCGCCGGTGAGGCCGAGTGTCTGCGCCTGCTCGCCGAGGCTCGACAGAGCGCCGGAGGCGGCGAGCTGCTGTTGCTGCTGCGTCTGCGCCAGATTGCCAGCCGTCGAGGCCAAGTTGCCAAAGCGAGTAAGGTCGGTGCCCGCAAGCCCAGCGGCCTCGGAGTAGCCCTGCTGCATCGCTGCGGTCTGTTGGGCGAGAATGTCGGCGCTGACGTCACGTACGGCGCGTGATGTGTCGGTCATCATGCCCGACGGCGTGCCCATGCCGCCACGTCCACCAAAGCCGAGCTGACCTGCTTGGATGTAGCGGCCCTCGATCTGGGGCATAATGTTTTCGGTCAGGTTGCGCGTGCCCATCTCGGCGATGCGTTTGGTGACGGCATCGTTGTACGGGTTCATGTACGAGCCGATGTTCGACACGGACGTCTGGCCTGCCTGTTGCAGATACGGCTGCGCGACGTTGAGCGCGCCCGGCGCGTTCGCGGCTGCCTGCGCGGCCTGCGTGGCTTGATTGAGCATCGGCTGGTACGCACCGGCCGCAGTCTCGGTCATGCCGAAGGACTGTTGCTGCGTCGGCGTGAAGCCAGCGACGCGCGGCATAGGCGCGGGTTCGTATGGGCGGTTGGCAATAGCCTGCTGACCCGAAAGAATGTCCATCGCATAGTTGGTGTACCACTCAGGCATCACCGTCTGCTTGGTCATGTCCGTGAGGGCGGAGCCTTGCGGGATCGCGGCCCCTTCGGCTAGAAATGAACTGACAGCCATTAAATGCGTCCTCCGGACAGATATGCTTCGGGCCTCTTGGCATTAGCACTAAAACGGCCCTTTGCCAACTTCTTACCCTTGTGTTTACGAACTTTGACCCGCAGGTCGTCTAGCTTCTTCGCGCCAGCCTTGCTCGATCCGTCACCCAGTAGGGCGACAGTCTCGGCGTCGATGACATATTCGCCGTCGGACAGCACCGCAGGGATGTCGTCGCTGCGTCCAGTGCCGGGGCCGTTGACCGCAAATTCGGTACGTCGCGACCGACCACCGCGCTTTGCGGCGAGCGCGCCACCCTCGGCCATAACCATAGGATCGCGCTCTTCCATGATTGGTCCAGCGGGGTTGCCGGGCACGGGTGTTGTGACAGGCGCGGGGTTGTTCCGCACCGCGTAGTCGAAGAATTTAAGCTCAGGCCGTTGGCCGTATGTCAACCAGTCTACGTCGCCCAACGGACGTGCCGTGCGGGTCGCGCCGACAGAACCGAGGGCACCCGCTGCGGGCAGTTGGGCTGAGAAGATTGGGTTCAGGCGGCCGCTACCAGCGCCGCCGGGGACGTATGTGCCGGTTTGATCCGAGCCGCCCTTGCCGCCGCCGAGGTTGCCGAGCAGGCCAGTGGCAAGACTTGCGAGGCGCAGGTACCCTTCGAGGCCGAGCTTCTTCTTAGCTTCAGCCTCTTCTGCCGCCCCCTTGTCAATATCGGCGAGTGTATCCGACGACAGAGTGAGGCCACCGGAAACGGGGGTAGTCCTCTCAGTGGCGTCTACAACGATGTCTTCTTTCGGTAGGTATTCTGGGGTAATCTCACCGCCGCCCACACTCGTGACCGGAGCGGAAACGGGGGTTGTCTGCTCAATCTTAGAACCTTCAGAGATGATAGGGTTCTTCTCAAATTCAGCTATTCCGGCAAGTACGTCAGGCGATAGACCACCCGTGACCGGAGCGGCAACGGGGGTAGTCCTCGTGGCGTCTACAACGATGTCCTCCGGATCTAATTCCTTGAGTGAGACTTCACCCTTTCCGGGCGTGCCGAACCGGTCGGCACCGAACAGGTCGCCATCAAAACCGACATTACCGAACTTGCCGCCGGTGACGGTGAGGCCGTCGTACGGGGTTTCGGTCTTTGGTTTCAACGCTTGTTGGATTTTATTCTGCGAACCACCGAGAGAGGTGTTTAGCTTAATCGGGGTGACTGCGGGGCTTGCGTTTACGAGGATGCCGTCATAGCCTCCACCGCCGCTGCCGCCCCCACTGCCGGTATTAACATTCGCGCCCGGAATTATACCAAGACCCTTAAGACCCTGAGTTATGTCAGGTGACATGTAACTAAGCGCGCCCGAAGCGACGCCCCCGAGGAGAGAGTTCTTCAGGCTTTGGCCCGTAACCAAACCGCCTGCGGTCGCGCCAAGGCCAGTACCAATCGCCGTTCCAGCCCTAAGACCCATGTTCCCGACATTGCCCAAAGCAGGTCCGAGAAGCTGACCACCAGCGGCGGACAGGCCGCCCATCGCCGCGCCTTTAAGAGCGTTCTTACCCTGCAACTGCGCGCCTACGCCGCCGAGGCCCGCGCCAACGGCGATAGTGCCGAGGACGTTCAGGCCCGGTATGGCCATCGCCGCGAGTGGGAGAGCCTGACCGACCACACCCATGACTTTGCCCAGCGCCGTGCGGTCGCTGTTGTATAAGTTGGTGCCTAAAACCTCTGGGGTGGTAGAACCGGCACCCGTCTTCACGAGTTGGAAGTCGGCCTTACGTCCTTGGCTTTCGTTCATCTCGTTGGCTTGTTTGGTGAGCGCCAACAACCCTTCAACCCCAGTGCCAGTGCCGATAAGTTGTCCCGTTTTTGGGCTGTACAGCGAGTAAGTCGCGCCAGCTTCGGGCGTCAGATAGTCGATAGACGGGCCTTTAACGCCCTTGTCCATGTATCCCGACATGCCGGTAAAGGAGACAGGCACAGTGCCGTAAGCCTTAAAATACTCGGCAGGGTCCGCCAGCGCGTAAATACCGTTGGGGTTCGCCTTCTTATAGGCGGCTTCTTTTTGGTCCCAATAGTACCGGTCGGCGCTCTTCGCCATTTGGCGCAGGAACCCCATGTCGAAATCATTCGGGTTTGCGCCGCCCAAAAGTGCAGCGGGAAGGTAAGCTGTAAGTCGCGCGCGTTCCTGAGCTTCAGTTTCTGGGGCCGCCGCAGACGCAGCAGCTTGCGTCGTCGGCGCGACCGCAGGCGATATGGCAGGCGATACAGCTTCTGTCGTCATCGGCATAACAGCCGCTTGCTGATACGCGTCCATGCTTGGCGCGACACCCGCCATAGGGTCGCTGTACATGAGCGGCGAGCCGTCGTATCCGCCACCGTAAATGTCTTCCTCAACGAGCCGCGCAGGTCCGCCCCTCGCGTAGCGCGCTGCGGTCGTTTCCAGATAGTTACTGAAGCCGGGGATGTAGTTCATGAGCTTGTACCTTCGAGCATCGGATATACACGCATTCCCCACTCACGCCAATCAGAGAACTGATACGGATCGGGAATAATTTGTTGCGTAAATGGAGAGGCACGCAACAGCCCCATAGCCCAGCCCTGCCACTCGGCCTCGTCGGGTGGCGTGCCGAACGACCACGCGTCGTTGACGGACAGTATAACCGAACAGGCCCAGTCTTGCCAAGTCATGCCGCGTGGGTCGATCATCCCAGTGTCGTCCCGTCGCCGGGCTGGACGTGTGCAAGCACAAGGCCCATCTGATAGTTGCCACCGAGGGTGTTGCTCTCAAAGCGGAAGCGCAGCTCGCGCCGCTGTGTCTTGAGGAAGACGACCTGCTCCTGCGGCGTCTGCGGGTTCTCAGGGAACGTCATGATGATGCCGTTGACTTCAGGTGCGCGGGCGTTGGCTCGGCCCATGACCTGCACAGTCATGTCGCCGCTCTGCACGAAGTCCGGCTCGAGCATCAAGACCTGCATGGACTTGTTGACTTGCGCCGATACGGGCAGGGACAAGTCAGCCGTCTCGAAGAACGACTGTATCGGGTTGAGCGTCAGGCCGTCAATCTCGTCCGTGCCGACCTCGTGAACCCAGAACTTGTACGGGTTGTCGAACGTCAGATTGAACGTGGCCGCGCTGCCCGAGCCGCCAGTCACGCTGACAGGGTTGGTGGGTATCTCAATATACTGCCCCGCGTTGCTGATCGTTACGCCCGTGATGTCACCACTGCCGCCGACAGTCGAGACCGTCAGTTCGGTCGTGATCTGGCCGAGGCCGCCCACGACGTCGAGTGTGTCGCCTGCGGTGTAGCCGGTGCCCGCCGCGTTGATGGCGACGCTGACTGCTTGAGCCTCCTGCGGCGCGACGCCGGACAGGAGCGGCTTGCTGAACACGGCGGGAAAGAGACCCGCGCCGCGCCCGTCATTGGGCAGCTCGGTGTCGTACCACGTATTCTCGCGGACGTTGTATATGACGGCGTGGTTCGGCTCGATGCTGTCACCGAACGGGAAGCACCACCATATCTCACCGAAGCGCGGCACCTTGTACGCGAACACCTTCTGGCGCTGGGCAAAGTTAAGATTATCGAAGAAGAAGTTGATGTTCATGTTGTTCTCGACTTCGCGAACGACGCCGTTGAACATCAGGAAGCGGTCGGTGCCGATCCAGTAGAAGATGCCGTCATACTCGATGACGCTGTTAGCCGCCAAGATCGACGACTGCGTGCTAATTGTGTCGAACTGGAACACCGCCGTGCCGCCGACATACGTGCCACGAATGAGGCTGTCCGCCGACCAGAATAGGCCCGACGGGCTGTTGCCGGGGCCGCCGCGCAGGGGCATACCCTTGACGATCTTCTGTCCCGTGATGTACGCGTTGCCCGCGCCGGAGCCGGTGAAGTCCGCAGGATCGTTCGGCACGGACCACGCCGCGTAGCCGTCGTTACCGAAGGCGAACGTGTAGGGCGGCAGTGTGACAACGCCGCCAGTGACGCTGAAGTTTGAGGGAACCGTGGTGACTTGCGTCAGGGCCGACGTCCCGAGGAGGTCGCCGACGAAGAGCGCGCCGCCGTCGCTGTTGCAGATGCAGTTGAGGTTCGGCGCGACTTGCGCGACGATCTGGTTGCCGTTCGTCGTGTCGTACGCCGTGGCGAACTGCCAAAGGTTGCCATCGTCTGCTGTGAAGCCCGACGCGGGTGTGCGGTCGGTGATGACGCTCGTGTTGTACGTAGCGTCGATGAAGAAGCGCTCGAGGCGGTCGGACGACCCTGCGTGGACGTATGTCAGCAGATCCTGCGTGTACTCGTGCAGCGCACGCGGCAGGCCGCGCAGGAACTTGTTGATCGAGCGGTAGCCGCCGATCTTACGCGGCAAGCCGCGCTGGAAGCGCACCCACTGGCCGTCGACGTACTGGTCGCCCTCGAACTTGGTGCCGTCGCGCTTGATGCCGGGCAGCGACTTTATCTGTACGATTTGTTCGGCCATTAGCTTTTCATACTCAGTACAAGGATTAACTGTTGCACTTTAGCGTCAGTAGCGGCCGTATCACAAGTGCCATCTGGATTGAACACGGCGGGCACTTCGAAGTAGGTGCCGCCCTCGGCTGTACCCTTGGCGTACCATTCAGCTTCGTTGGCTGGGTAGAAGATTGTTAAGACCATACGACTGCCTTTGTTGCGCCAATAGTAGTACCAAAGGGGTTGGTAGACGTAGTGCTCCAAACCCAAGAGGAGTATGTGCCGTCATAGCTGTACGAGGCGTCAACGCGAGAGTATGCGTTCCCCGCTATGGTCAACGTGCTCCACCCAGCATTAGGCGCATACCCTGTAATCCGCATTACAACAGCATAGACGGTTGGCGAGGTGACCGTAATGATACCGTAGTACAACCCGCTGATGGTTAGCCCTGAGTCCGCCCAAGTAGCAGGGGTGATGGAGCCGTAGGACGGCGGCTCGGAACCGTAACGGGTGAGATTGGGCACAGAGAACGTGTCTACCGTGACTGTTACCGAGCCAAGGTAGTTAGGCGTGCCGCCCCCCACCAGTACGCACGTAACCCCAGTCATCAAGTCAATCCCGAAGCAGAAACAACCCACGTAGTAGAGGCAACCTTAACACATGTTGCTAGGCCGTATTGCGCGAGTGTACGGGTTCCTGTTAACGCGGAGCCTGCAAAACGTAGCGTATCTGTCGTGATGGATATAGTTTGGCTGCTGCCGCTGTCGTTATAGAGGACGACCGTCGTCCCGATAGGAAACGCGACAGAGGCGTTGGCGGGGATAACCCAGCCGCCAGTCGTGTTGGAAACTTGCTTACCCGCGTCAGACAATGCCAGCGTGTAAGCGCCGGTCTGGCCGTTCTGCGGCAATCCGCGATAACCGAGTGTGCCCGCCGCGATAGTCCCCGTGGCTGTGATCGTCACGTCTTGGTTGAGTGCGGTGATGTCGCTGTTGGCCCCAGAGGCCGCAGCCGAGATGGTCGAACGTGCACTTGCGGCAGTCGCGGCGGTGAACAGCGCCGTGCCGATACCCGTTGCACCGAGGTTGGTGCGCGCGCCGGACGCGGTAGTCGCGCCTGTTCCGCCCTGCGTTACGGGTAGGATGCCTGCAAAGGCCGCCGAAGTGGTCGCCGAGATGATTTCCGTCCCGTCGCAGTAGAGGATGGCCGTCGAACCTTGATCCACCAAAGTGGCAGTGCCGCTGGCAGTTTTCACACCGAGCGTGAATGCGCCGGTCGTGGCGTTGTTGACCCAGTACTGCTGCACCGTTGCGGGCACGACAATCTCGGCGTTAGACGCCAGCGTGCCCGTGAACTTGTACGCGATACGGTTCAGCTCAGAGCCAGAGAGCGTGTACGTGCCGCCAGTGACGGCAATCGTCGTGTAGTCGAAGGCGAAGACCGCCTGTTGGCCGAGGCCAATGGTGTACCACTGGATGCCGTCGCTGACGACAACGGCGCTGTCGCCCGGCTGCAAGAGCAGCGTGGACGACGCGTTGATAAGCTCGGAACCGGACGGATCAATCGTCAAGTCGCCTTGGCCGCTGTTGCGTAACTGAACAAACCAGCCGTCGCCAGCGGAGACGGCAGTCGGCAAATTGAATGTGCCGAGGCCGCCAGTCCAGACAAAGACCTTGGCGCGGTCGGCGGTCGTTGAACTGTACGGCGTAATGGAAAAGTCAGAGACGTCGTAATTCTGCGCGAGGGTTGAGCCGTCCGCAATCAGACCAGCGCCAGCCAGAGCGGCGGCCTGAGCCTGTGCCACGGCAGCGCCGTAGCGGAACGTGCGCCACGTGCCGCCGACAGTCGTATTGTCGATGAGGTAGCACTGCCACTGCTCGCCCGCAGCAATGCTCAGAATTGCGGCACCAGAGGCGCTGTTGACGCTGATGGTACTCGGTCCGAGGTTATTGAATAGAACCGTCTGACCGACACCCACCTCGGTCGCGTCTGGCATCGTTATGGTGTACGCGCCCGTCGGTGTGACGTCGATGATGCGCGCGACGATGTTGTTCCCCGTGGTGGCCTCAAGCGGCCACTGGAGGGAGGTGTTGGCGGTCAGCGCGAGGGCGAGATACGACACGTCCGAGGGGTAGATTGTCGTACCACCGAAGACTTGAGTGAATGACGTGGACATTGTTACGCCTCCTTGCGCACGGCGGATCGGTCTAGGATTTTGGCGAGGTCTTCGCCGTTCAACATTGCCGCCGCGCGGTCATACATGTTCTGCCAAACTGGGATGCGTTCGTCGTTCTTCAGGAACGGCGTCGCCTCAACCAGCGTGCCATAGAGCAAGAGCTGCGGGGCGTATTCGGTAATCCAGTTCGTCTGCACGCTCTCGTCGAGCAGTGGCGGCAGTTCGTAGTACAGGATCTCAAACGGATAGTCGGCGTCCGGTGTCGGCGCGAGCAACCAGTGGCTGTAGTCATAGTCGCTGTAGAAGAGGGGCGTGTCCGTCTCTAAGGCATTCGGCCAGTAGGACCGCAGATACTCGTACACGCGGGCGAACAGGACTTTACGGGTATTATTCCCCGTGCCAGTGCCGATGCTCATCGACACCGTATCGCGCCAGCGGTCGGGCTTGGGGTATACAGACTGGCCGCTGGAGAGCGTGCCGGTCACCACGTTGATGAAGCCCTCGATCTTAAGCTCGCGGGCGATGCGGCGCTCGGCGAGGTTGATTAGACGAGGGATTTGCTCAAAGACAATGGGGTCAGACGCAAGCGTGTTGCCGCGTTCAAGATAGCGCTGCACATCTTGTTTCAACGTCGTGAATGTCATCGTAGTGGCCATAACGCGCCCCTATAGCAGATTTAACGCATATTAACAGCCTTCGCCGCGACTGTCGAAGATATTGTTTACCCAGCGAGGTATTGGGAAAGCAGAGCGATAATCGTTCCGAGGGCCGCTAGGCCGCCAGCCAATTTAGCTTTCCCGCCGAGGGCGGGCTTCGCCCCACTGTCCATCGGCAGGATTTTGCCGACGGCTTTCTTGAGGATCGCCTTCTCGGCTTCCTTCTGGATGAGTTTCTTCAGGTTAACCATAGTCGTTCTCCTTATAGCCAAGCAGCGTATTTCTTGGTCTTGGCTTTGCGGTCTTCGAGGCCGTGTGTGCCCCCGTTGATACGCTTCGTCAGTGCGAGGATTGCGGCGTCGTTGATGCCTTGGTCACAGATCGACCACAGCTTGTTCGCGTCGAAGAACCACAGGGCGCTTTCAAAGCCGAGTTCGGTAGCGACGAGGTCTGGGTCGTCCAACACCTCTTGTTCGCGCCCGATGTACCGGCCGAATGCGCGGTAGTTGTTCTTGCCAGTGAGCTGGAGCGGACCGCGTCCCCGGTATTTCCAACCGTCGCCAGACGCTTCGTCGCCATTGCCCATGCGGTTGGCATAGACGCGGTTGGCGATCTTCTGCGGCTGACGCTCGTAAGCCTTGGCCAGCGCGTCAGTCGGGAAGTACTTCCCGAAGATGCCGCGCAGA